TTTGGAAGGAATTCTTTGAGGTCGATCTGTCCATTGACGTGGGTGACAGCGCCCAATCGAAACGAGGTGCCAAGCTTTAAGAGTTCAGCGTTCCAGAAATCTCGCGCTTCGTAAACGGCCTTCAGCCTGGCATCGTCCGCCGCTGAAACGGTCACGATCGAGGGACGTTCCTTCCAAGCGCCCCAAAAAGGCCTGCGATCGCGTTGCGGAAGAGTGCTGGCGTTTGATGGCGATTGCGCATGTCCTTGCAAAGGCCAGCCTGCGCCGAGGCTGCTCAGATAGGCCATGAATGTTCTGCGATTCACGACGATGTCCGTTCTCGATGATGGCTACAGGATACGTTTCGCGTAGTGATTTCAGACGTCGTCCAAGAAAATTTTGGGTCAGAAAGATGTCGAAACTATAGCAAGCGATGCCGCTGGCCGACGTTAAGTTGGCTTATCCCGCTATCGGGCTTCTGCGCAGGTTCTGATGTTTGGCTAAACGAATGAGGAGAATAGCAATGGCAAAATCGCGCAATGACCCGGAGCTGGATAACCGGACTGACCTCCAGAAGGAGATTGATCGTCAACAGATGCTCGACGACGCCACAAAGGCGTGGGACGCGCAGGAAGAAGCAATGAAGGAGTTTGAAAACAATTTGTTGTTTGGTCTTGCTCTTAAGGGCAATGCGCCAGAAATTCCCTACATTTCTGAAGCTCAAGGGGCTTCTGAGTCTATGCAGCGGCTGTTCAAAATGCGGTCGCAGCAACAGCAGGGCGGGCCGGGCTCGCCTCCACGCGCGCCGATGCTTGAACGAAGCCCGCATTACGGCAACAAGGCGCCGTTACCTGAATCATCGGCCCGCGATTGGCTTGGACTACAGCAGTCCGACTTCGGTGGGAGGTTGCCACAGGGCATCATGGGAAGGAGGAGCGATCTGCCTCCCTCGACATCCGGCTTCGCCACGAGCACGTCTATGCCCGGCGATCCCAACGCGGAAACGCCCTTGGCGCGGCTGTTGCGAGTGACTGCGAATCAGCCGGGTGGTGATGCCGATCGCATCGCTGCCTCTTCGGCTGGCCCCACGTCAGATCGCGCGCCTGATCGCTTCGCCGACCCCCTGGCAACGCTTGCCGCGCTTGTCCGCTTGAGCGCAATGCGGGACGGGATCGGCTGATCCGATCGCTTCGAAATTCTTGTTGACGGCTTCGCAAATCAGAACTAGTTGGCGAAATGCGATGCTTCGAATTGTGTCGCAAATCCAAAAATCCTGATTTGTTTTCGCGCGGGCTTTCTCGCCCTGGCGCGCAGGAACACTCATGCCCAAAATGAACGATCGCGCGCTGCAGGTCATGCTGAGCGCGCAAAATCACGATGCCATGGCGGCGGTGAACGCTTCGAAGCTATCGCTCGCCCGCTCGGATGCGCTCGCCTATTACCAGGGCGACATGTCGAAGGACATGCCGTCGATCGACGGGCGCTCGCAGGCGGTGTCGATGGATGTCGCCGACACCATCGAAGGCATGATGCCGCAGCTCATCGACATTTTCTGCGGCTCCGACGAGGTCGTGCGCTTCTCGCCGACCGGGCCGGAGGACGTGGCTGCCGCCGAGCAGGAGACTGACTATGTCAATCACGTCTTCATGAACAAGAACCCGGGCTTCCTCGTGCTCTACAGCATGATCAAGGACGCGCTGCTGTCCAAGGTCGGCGTTGTGAAGGTGTGGTGGGAGACGTTCGACAAGTACGCGAAGGAAACCTACACCGACAAGACAGACGATGAGTTCGCGCTGATCGTCGCCGATCCCGACATCGAGGTGATCGAGCATATCGCGCACGAGATTGATGCGGGGCCGGGCCAGCCGCCGGTCACGCTCCATGACGTGACGGTGCAGAAGAAATCGAGCTACGCCTGCGCCCGCGTGATGGGCGTGCCGCCCGAGGAATTCGGCATCGAGCGCAGCGCCCGCTCAATCCGCGACGCGAACTACTGCTTCCACAAGGTGGTCGACCGCTCGGAAGCCGATCTGATCGAGATGGGCTACGACAAGGAGCAGATCAAGCGGCTGCCGACCTGGCGCGCCTGGGTGAACACCGAGGAGATCAACCGCGACACGGTCGATGAGCACGCCAATGCCGGCGCCGCGCCCGAGGAAATGAACTCGGCCGCGCGTACCATCGAGGTGATTGAGCATTACGTGCGGATGGACTATCAGGGCAACGGCCGCGTTGGCCTCTATCGTGTGGTCACCGGCGGCGTGCAAGGCGAGGTGCTGAAGCTTCGCGGCAAGCCAGATATTGCCGAGATCGATGTCGTGCCGTTCGCGGCGATGACGCCGGTCATCATCACGCACCGCTTCTTTGGCCGCTCGATCGCTGATCTGGTGATGGATATCCAGCGCATCAAGACCGCGCTCCTTCGGGCCAATCTCGACAACGCCTACATGGCGAACAATCCGCGCGTCGAGGTGTCGGAGGCGCATGCCTCCGACGACACGCTGGATGATCTGTTGGTGAGCCGGCCGGGCGGCATCGTGCGGACCAGGATGCCGGGCGGCCTCAACTGGCAGGTGGTGCCGACGATCGGCAGCCACATCTATCCGCTGCTCGAATACATGGACGCGACGCGCGAGTGGCGCACCGGCGTCACGCGGCAAGGGCAGGGGATCGACGCCAACGCGCTCCAGAACCAGAGCGCCACGGCGGTCAACCAGGTGTTCACCCAGGCGCAGGCTCGCGTGAAGCTGATCGCCAAGATCTTCGCCGAGACCGGCATTCGCGACCTGTTCTGGCTCCTGCACGCGACGATCAAGAAGCATGCCGACAAGCCCGACGTGGTGCGGCTGCGCAATGCGTGGATTCCCATTGATCCCCGGAATTGGAAGACCCGCGAGGACATCAGCGTGCAGGTTGGGCTCGGCTCAGGCTCGAAGGCCGAGCGCATGGCGCACATGATGGCGGTGATTTCCCTGCAGAAGGAGGCAATGGGCGCGGGTCTTACGAGTCTCGTGAACATCAAGAACCTGCACAATTCAGCCAAGCAGGTGACCAAGCTGCTCGAATTGAATCCGGACGACTATTTCACCGATCCGGGCAGCGTGCCGCAAGCTGCGCCGCAGCCGCAACAGCCGCCGCGGCCGGACCCGAAGGCAATCGAGGCGCAAGGCAGGCTCGCCCTCGACGGCCAGAAGCTACAGGGCGATCTGGCGCTGAAGCGCCAGCAGATGGCCGCGGAGATCGCGCTCAAGCGCGAGCAGATGCTGGCCGAGATCGAACTGAAACGCGAGCAGCTCCGTCTCGAGGCTGAGTTTCGCATCAAGACCGTCGCACCCGGCAACGTCGCAACCAAAATCGAGATGGGCGGAGCGCCAGGCTGATGGACGAGCACAAACTCATGCGCGATCAGGACGCGGCCGCCCGCGCCCGCGACGTGATCGAGGCGCCGGGCTTTGTCGAGGCCGTCGACCTCATCAAGTCCGAATTGATCGAGCGCTGGGAAGGCACCGAGGATCCGATCGTGCGCGACGAGCTGTGGCGCGCGGTGCAACTCATCAAGCGGATCCCGGTGACGCTCAAGCGCGTGATGGCCAAGGGCCGGGTGTCGAAGGCCGACCTCGACCGGCTGCAAGGCCATACCGGGCAGGCGAGGGTGACATAGAGCGCGATCGCTCCCCGTCATCCTGAGGCGCGAGCCATAAAGCGCGGTCACGCGCGTCTTCAACGCGCTATGGCGAGCCTCGAAGGATGCGGCCCCGAAATCCGGGGCCGTCGCCCTTCGAGGCTCACTCGCTCCGCTCGCTCGCGCCTCAGGGTGACGGCGATAGAGCGCCCAGGTTGTTTTGAATTCAAATTGCTGAGTCAGCGACCCTCGAACCGAGGCCCCCGCTGCAACTTGAAGACCAATCGCAGGTCGACCCGGCCGATGAACGGCCGCCCCTCGATCCGCCCTGGTCAAACCCGAACAGCGCGTCCGGCGCGCCTGGTCTCGATGGCCAGGCGCGCGGCGCATCACCCCTTAATAAGGACTCCCTCCATGGCAATGGTGCAATCCACCTTCTCGACGTTTACCGCGATCGGCAACCGGGAAGACCTGTCGGACATGATCTACCGCATCGATCCGACCGAGACTCCGTTCACGACCGGCATCGACAAGACGAAGGCGTCGGCCGTCAATCACGAATGGCAAACCCAGGCGCTGGCGCCCGCGTCCACCACCAACATCCAGCTCGAAGGCGACGAGGCCGTGATCGACGCCACCACGGCGAGCTTGCGGCTCGGGAACGTCTGCCAGATCAGCCGCAAGGTGCCGGCGGTGTCGGGCACGCAGCAGGCGGTCGAGCACGCCGGTCGCGACGACGAGATGGCCTATCAAGAGATGCTGAAGGGTCTCGAGCTCAAGCGCGACATCGAGGCTTATCTCGTCGGCTCCAACAACGCCAAGGTGACCGGCTCGACCACGACCGCGCGGCAGAGTGCGTCGATCCTGTCGTGGATCAAGACCAATACCTCCAAGGGCTCGGGCGGCAACGATCCGGCGGCGGCCGACGGCACCGGCACGCGCACCGACGGCACGCAGCGCGCCTTCACCGAGGCGATGCTGAAAACCGTGCTGAACGGGCAGTGGGTCGCGGGCGGCAAGCCCGACACCATCATGACCGGCGCGTTCAACAAGCAGGTGTTCTCGACCTTCACCGGCCGCGCATCGCCGATCGAGGAGGCGAAGTCGAAGAAGATCACCGCGTCGGTGGATGCGTATGAATCGGACTTCGGCACGCTGAAGGTGGTGCCGAACCGCTTCCAGCGCGCCCGCGACGTGCTGGTGCTGCAG